TGGACAACCGGATTTGCTCTTGCCTGCTTCTGCGCCATCCGATCAGCGTGGTACTTCTTCTTGCGCTTTTTCGCTGGGGCCGGCTTACCCTTAACGGGCCGTGGATATTTCTCGTAGTACTAGAAGCAGGTGGTGGTGCAGTTGGAGCCTACGCAGCAGGTGGTGCATGTAACCATGCGGCCATTCTGAATAATTGTGTGCGTTGTGCATGCGGCCCAAGTTGCTGTTGCTGTTGCGGCCAATGCGATTGCGATGAGTGCTTTTTTCATGATGAGTCCTTATTGAAACCACAGCCACATGCCGTGGAGAATGCCAAGTGGAAAGAAGATTGCGCCTGCCAAAAGGAAGCCCCATAGGCCGTCACTAAAGCAAGTGAAGACATGGTTCAGCCATGCGGCAAAGCAGGTGAGTCCGATGATCCAGCCCATGAGGTGCTCCTTTGTTTACTGCTTTGCTGGGAACAGTTGCGACAGCACAGACTCGTACTGGGTCTTGCGGCGCTCAAGCAAAGCCACCTTGTCCAGCTTGTCCAGCAGGCTTGGGAAGTTGATGTCCTCCTTGCTGCACTGCTCTTGGATGTCGGCTTCCAAACGGACCAGCTCGTCGTCCAGCTTTGCCATTTCCAGCTCGGCTTGGCTCTTCATCTTCCGCGCACGAATGGGGGCCAGCGACTCTGCCAGTTTCTCTTTGGACAGGGCGATGATTTCTGCGAATGGTTTGAGTTTCATGTTGCTTCTCCAGTGAGTAAAATTTTTGTGTCTGCTTTGCTGAGAAAACTCAGCGGGTCTTTGGGGTCCTGCTTTGGCGTTGGGTTTACCAGCTTCCCCTGCTGCAAAGTAGCAGCATCCGCGTAGTGCGAGTTCTGGATTCGGCGATACTCGTCCTCCTGTTGTCGGCGGTAGAACATCTCCCTGTCGTACGCTTCACGCGAAGTGAGCGGCTGATTGGAGAAGTACATATCGCGGTTCATGTCGTAGAACATACCGGGTTGACCGATTGCCATAGCGATTACTCCACTTCCAGCTCGCCTTGAGCTGTTTCGCCGTAGGTCTCGACCTTGACGCCGTTGCTCACTGCTTCGACCAGATCATCTTGCGATGCGACCTTGGCGCTGAATGCAGACTTTGCTACGTGTGTGATGGCCTGTGATGCCACGGATGCCTTGACGAGGCGGGTGCCTGTAGGGCCGTTGACCAGATAGATGCGTGTGGTTGCCATGATGATGCTCCTTAAAATTTCCAAGTGATTGCTTTGACAGCCCACATCTGTGCGGTCTGCGCTGATTCGATTGCGATTTCTGCCATTCGATCAACCTCAAAATTGTTGGTTGAGGATCGCAGGTCATTCATGCGATCTATTACTTTGGCGAACTCAGCTTTGCAATTTGCTACAGCGTCATCGTTGCTCGGGTTGAACGTCAGTCCCACGGCCTTTTCGCCGTAAGTCAGTTCTCTGTTTTCACTCATTTACTTTCTCCTTGGTTGAAAGATACTCTTTGTGCTGCGAGCAGAACTCCGCCACTTGGCAGAAGTTGCTGCAACGGACTCGATCACCGGGACGGATTTCCACGATGAACTTCTCACCCTTCTTGGCCTTTTCGTTTGCCAGTGCAAGGGCTTGATCTGCTGCCTCCGGCGTTTCGTGAACGCTCTTGGCACGTACGCCACCTTCCTTCTTGAGGGCGTAGTAAGTTGGTCGTTCCCACATCTCTTCGGGCGTGCATTCGGAGATGTTGTTGCCCACCTCGATGTCAAAGAAGGCAGACTCCTGCAAGAGAATGCGCTGCTTGATGTATTCATCTTGGCGCTCAACAGACCACAGCGGAATGTCGATCACCACGATGGGTGCCTTGGGGTAGCCTTCGCGTGATATGTCGCGGCGTGCCCAGTCACGGACGATGGCAACGATCTGCAGCTTCTTAACCGTCACACCCTTGGCCTTGCGCACCAAGTATGCGTAGCAGTTCAACTGGTACTCCCAGTCGATCTTCTGGTTCATCACTGCGTACACGCTGGTGGTCTTGTAGTCGCTCAGCACGATGCCGTCTTCATAGACTTCTTGCAGGTCGATGGCGCCAGAGATCGTGAAGCCATTGACCACGGTGAACACGCGCTCCTCAACGATGTGGTGCTCGTCCTTGCCGTGCTCCAAGATGTTGTGAATGGCCGTGCCGAACAAGCTCCACACCATGTCGCTGGCGTCCTCGGTCAGCTCTTCCCAATGCTTGCGCTTAAGCTGAACGATGCGAGGGCTGCTCATCAACTCGGTGACGGACAGGTTGGCTTTACCTTTGGAGTACTGAGGGCGAGCCAGCACGTTTGTGATGGTCTCTGGCAGGCCGTAGTTGTTGGTGACTTTCATAGCTCACGCTCCATCGCCATAGTCTGCTTGTGAACCGACATCAACAGACCCATCGTGTCGTGCAGGGACAGGCCCATCGCAGCGCAGTACGAGGACAGCAAGATGGCTGCTGATGTTGCTGCTGTGCCGCCGTCGTTGTCTGCATCGTCAAGGATCAGTGGGCCAAACTTGTTGGCAAGGTGGACTGATCGGTAGAGGATTTCCTCCGCTTCCTTGCGTTCATCTTCTGTCATGTGTTCTCCTGTGTGGTGTGTAAATTAGGCTGTCTTGACTTCGACTTTTAGCTTCTGAGAAACCTCGGCCAGCTTGGTCTTGACTGTTTCTTGCAGCCCAGTAGCAATGCCGCTGGTGGCGATTTGCAGCGCCTGCTTCATGGCAGTCTCGATGCTGTGATGCAGGTGCTGGTGAACCATGTGCGTGATGCGGGTTTGTGTTCCGTTCCATGAATAAGAGCCAGCTTCGGACTTGCTCTTGCCGTCGTAGCTCACCTTCTCCTGCATGTAGTCCTCAGCCCGCTGTGTCAGGTACTCAATAAACGTGACGGGCGCTCCCTTCTTCTCGCCCCACTGGTTGGTGGTTTGCAAGGTCAGGTTCTCGATGTAGCTCGACACGTTGGGTATTACGTGTTTCTCGGCCAGCGCGTTGATTGTGGTGTCGATGTGCTTCTTGACCAGTGCGTCCAGCTTCTTGGCGAGCGATGACCTAGCGCGGTACTCGCTGTCGTTGTCGTGGTCGTACTGAATTTCTGTCAGCAGCTCTTGCGCCAAGTGCTCAATCAGCTTCTGCTCGATGGCATCCTTGCTGATTCCAAGGGACTCAAGGGTGACGTTCATATGCTCTCCTGTGTGTTGACTGAGCCTCTAATGTAACAGGTATAAACCAACAACACAACATCTGCTACGATGAATGCAATATATTTTTTCATCAGGACAAACCCTATGAGACGAGCTGCCCGGCGAGACGCGAACGAAGGCGACATCATCAAGGCCATGCGTGCTGAGGGTGCCTACGTGAAGGTGATCAACGACGAGGGGCTGTTTGACCTGCTTGTGAGCCACCGTGGAGAGACCCTGCTGATCGAGGTGAAGGACGGTTCCAAGCCTCCATCGGCACGCCGGCTCACGGACGCGGAGCAGAAGTTCCATGACGAGTGGCCCGGATCAGACCTGTACATTGTGAACAGCGTGGAAGAAGCGGTTGCACTGCTGCGCACCTGCGGCTAAACTGGGGCTTGGTTTCATGATGTTCTCCTGTTGGAACTTACCCCCACCTTAGACGTGGGGGTTTCTTTCAGGGCTATCACGCATGGGGATTGGCTCCGAGAGTGCCGGAGCTATGAAGGGCAGTGTCCTCTACCAGTCCCCAGCCGTGATGGTGGTGCAACGGGTTAGCGCCGTTGAAAAGACCTTTCTGTTTTTTGAACATACCCACTGCTTCATGTGAGCCACCATCAACCCACAGGACATGACATGAACTACTGCGATAACGTAGCTCACCTCACAATCGCCATCCGGGCTGCTCGCGGCGCCCTGCATTGGAGTCAAGCCGATCTGGCAGAGAAGTCCGGCGTGTCAGTGCCCACCATCGCCCGGCTTGAGAACGACGCAAACCCCACAATGTCCACCGTCTTGGCCCTGCTTCGGCCCATCCAACAGCACGGGGTCCATGTTGTCTGGCGTGAGGGCGGCTTTGATCTACGGGTTGATGTGAAAAAAGTTTCACCTTTGCGCGTTGTAGAAGTCTGCGTGTAAGTTTCGCGTAAGAAGCGACACCGTGTCGCATTTGAGGTGGAGCCGGCACCACCTCGAAACCCTATAGACTTTCAGTGCTTGCACTTTGTTCCCCTTTGTTGATACAATCCACCCATCGACGGCTTGGTAACCCGTTGTAGTTCACAGAAACGCACTCGCAAACCCATTGGTGAGCGGGCTTCGTCAAAGCTGAGATGTCCTGTCTGTGCAGGCTCCCATGCGGCAACCAAGCCTAAAGCTCGTTCACCAATGGGTTTTTTGCTTTCTGCCTTACCTTGGTCTGAGGGTTTATCGGGAACCCTGTACGTGTTTGACTCAGACCGAGAGCCATAAAAAGTATCGATGTGGCAAGCGCGGGTGGGGATAGCGCCGAATGTTGAGTAAACCGCCAGAACGGAACTAGGTCGAGAGATTGAGGTGATCCGGGGCAACGGCAACATTCGGGACGAGCTTGGTCAGTGCGCTAAGAAGGGACCTCACAATGGGTCTAAATGTCTGACAGCTACGGCGGAACATTGAGAGATGACCGTAGCCAAAAAGCGAAGGAACGACCGATGGGCGATTCCAGCATTTTGATCTTCAGCCAACCTCGCGGTCTGTGAGCTAGGGGTGGGCTGTGTCCGATTGCTCAGTCACTCGGTCCGGGTGATAACCTAGTGAGGTGCAGTCATGGCAGACAGAGTGGAAGCGAAGAGGGTGAAGAGCAGTGCGCTGCCTTGGTTCATAACCTCCCGGCTTCGAGCGGCGAAGCGAGTGGGACTGAGTGAGGTAGAGCAGGCCTGCCTAGCGCTGGAGGCTGATGGAATGCCTTGCCCAATGAGCGTTGACCCTGAGCAGTGGGTGCGAGAAAACTTCTCCTACATCTGCTTCAAGTACTACGAGAAATATCCACGGCCTGTTAAGGGCAAACCGGCCCCAGCGAAAAAGCGCAAGAAGAAGCACCACGCTGATCGAATGGCGCAGAAGCAGGCAAGAGTAAAGCCGATTGTTCAGAAGCCCGTCGTGGTTGCTGGCGTAGATGTCGCGTCAGACGCCTTCCTGTCCACATTCCAGTGGCGCAAGGTGCGCATGGAGGCGCTGAAGAAGTATGGCCCAAGGTGTCAGTGCTGCGGAGCCACTCCGGCCACTGGCGCAGTGATGAACGTGGACCACATCAAGCCGCGAAAAAAGTGGCCCTCTCTGGCGCTCGATGTGAACAACCTCCAGATTCTCTGCCATGACTGCAACCACGGCAAAGGCAACTGGGATGACACTGACTGGCGGGCGTAAAAAAACCCGCACTGTGGCGGGCTTCGGTTACTCTGGATCGTGCCAGATGTCTGGAGTGGCCCAAGCGAATAGAGCCATCCACACAGTCGGGCAGTCACCGACCGACTTAAACACAATCTTTGCCAGTGCAAGCTGGTTCTCGCGCTCTTGGAGCCACCACTCATGAGCTGTGAAGGGCGGGTGTTTGCGCATCAGTCCTCCAGTCCAAACTCTTGGTAGGAGCCGGGCTTTATCCCGATCATTGGCGGCATCAAATTCCACCTGAGGTAGCTCCGCAAGATTGACTTGACCTCTTCGTCTGCCGTCTTTCCAAGCAGCGCGACGATGCGCTCGATTTCTTCGACGGTCATCTCAGTCCTCCAGTTCAAGCATCTTCACGCCAGAGCGTACAGCGGTCAGCACTTGCTCTAGGTTTTGGTTACTCAGCAGGATGGGCGATCTGACGTGCATGGTGCAGCAGTTGGCGTCTTCTGTGCTGAGCACGAACAGGACGTTGTTGTCCTCGTCAGTGGCCTCTATGCGGGTTGGGTATACGTTGATCATGATTGCTCCTTAATAATCTTAAGTACATCGTCGCGAGTCAGGCCGAGCTCTTCCAAGTCTGAGGGCCGGCACAACATTTTGGTGGGCTTGAGACCAATCTTCTCGGTCTCCAAATACTTCTGCATGTCTTTGAGCATGTTTTCCAGTGTTGCTTGCGTCAATTCTTGCTGGGTCATTCGATCTCCTCTATGCGTACTCTGACGCGGATTGGTTGAGCCGTGACGTCCGTTCTGCGTGTGACGCTATCGGCAAAATGCTCGGCCTCCTTCTTTGTCAGGAAGGTCCACGGGGAGCCGGTGCTGGACAGGTAGAAGCTCCGTCCCCTGAGCTTGATGGCCCAGGCTTTCATCTCCTTCTTCAGTGCCATAGTGACTTGCCTCCTACGAACGTCGTCATTGGCGTGAAGGAGTTCTTGGCCTGCATCTTCCTTGCATAGCTCTTGCGGCTGCGCTCCTCCTGCGTCTTTGAGCCTATTGGCTTGGCGTCCTCGCCATCACCGAGGGTGTACAGCTTGACCCGGTTACGCCCGTCAGTTGGGTTGGAATATCCAATGACGTAGATCATCTTCTGAGCCTTTAGTTCGGTGAGCATTCTGCCCACAGTCTTCGGCGGCGTTCCCGTCCGCTCTGACAGATCAAGTCGGCTGGCTGGCCCTTGCATCAGGGCCTTGAATACCGTCACCATCTGCACGATGTTCATGCACAGCTCCTTGTTGTTAAAAGCACCAGCATCACAATGATGAAAGTCCATGCGATTTTCATTCTTCATCTCCAAAAAACACAGGCAAGCAAATCCGCATTGGGGAACATCTCCCCGCATTGCCATGCTTTCACGTAAAAACCAACCGCTGCAATAACGACAAACAGCAGTATCAGTGCAGCGTTCTTCATTCGTCCTCCTTGCGTTTGTCCTGTCGCCATATGGCATAGCCGCACAGCAGTCCGTGGAACCATGTGACACCCAGCATCAGCCATGTGTCGGGGTCAAGCTCTCTCATTTCTGCTCCTGTGCGATTGCGTAGTCATGGAATATCACACCCTTGCTTGCGTCACCGACCTTACAAGACTTGACCCAGACATTCTTCCCGGTCTTCAGCCTTCTAAGATGGCCTCTGCGCTCATGCAATCGAGGTGATGCGTGTGTGCCGCCTTTGGACTCCTGACGGGGCTTGGCTGGCTCAATCCATACTGTTGTCCAGTCATAAGTCGGCAGCTTCCCCTGCTGTATCTTCCGGCGGTTTGTAAAGGTGTCACGCACTGTTGGGATGTGCGCCTCAATACGTCTGTCCATCGCACCGTACCAAGCGCCAATTTGAGCCAGCATCAGTTCTGCCAGCTCCTTGTCCACTGGCTCGTCATCGCTGACAGACCCGTATCGAATGTTGTCATCCTCAATGAAGTAAAACATGGCAGGGATCGGCATCAATCGAGTCCCGGTTGGCCCCTTCCACATTGACACCGTGATGCCTTCGTCTGGATCATCTCCAGCCACCATCATCAAGACGGTGTAGCTCGGGTGATGGCTTGTCTTCCCCTGCCAAACAACAAAGCATTTGTCAAAAGGTGGTCGGTGTGTCATCACCGGGTCAAGGTCTGCCCGTTGCTTGTCAGTGAACGCACCAGACAGGTCAAACCATTTGATGTCTACGATGTCCACGCCAGCATCAGCCATCAGCTTCATAGAGTCACGAACAAGTTGCGTTGTCATGTGTTGCTCCTTGCTCGGATGGCGGCGGCGCACTCTTGCCCCGTCATTTGAGTTTTGAACTTGCCATAGCCTTCCCATGTGCCTTGGTATCCAGATGGACGCTCAAGAAGCTCCTCACACACCTTTGCACACGCCTCACGCTCTCCCCTGATAAGGATTGCGGTGCGCTCCATCCATTTGTTGCGCTCCTCAGTTAGCGCATCGGTCAGGATGTTGACCTGTCGCTCCATTGCTTCCATCTCTGCTGGCCAACTGTTGCGCTCGTCAGCACGGACAAGTTCGGCAAAGCGTTCAAGGAAAGGCAAAAGACTGTATTGATCGTCAACTACATGCATGCCAACTTCACGCGCCATTTCAATTACGGTCTTCATGTGTTGCTCCCTCTGGCTCGGATGGCGTCTGCATACGATGAAAATACATTTTTGGCTTCGTGTTCAGCATGAATGGCATCACACACCTTCGCACACGCCTCACGCTCGTCTAAAACGGCTTCGTGAACTTCAACGGCTGTTTGACCCCCCCACTTATTACGCTCGTCAGCACGGACAAGCTCGACCAGCCTGTGTATCTCAGGCATGTACTCCCGAAACAATCCCCAGTCATTACCCGCAGCTTCACGGGCCATCTCGATAGTGGTTCTCATGCTGTCACCCCACGCATTTCCCAGCCCATCTGGAAATAGTTCCAACGGGTTTGAAGGTTTATATTGACGTAACGACCTTTGCGCTGACTGAAGTCTTCATGGCCTCTGGTTCGCATAATGGCTTCAAATACTGTTTGTGCTTTGCTCATCATGTACCCTTTGTGCCCCAATCGGGCATCTTTTCGTTGGCATCTAATGCTTGAAGTTCAATAAACAGTTCGTTTAGTTCATGGCTGTTAAAGGTACGAGCGCAATAGCAACCCCAAAAGTAAGCTGCCTCTTCCCACAGGCATTCTTTGAACAGCCTGTCACGGACAAAAGCGCCGGGGCTGTTGGGCATATACAGTTTTTCGGGGTTGTCAATCTCTGCTTGCATTGCTGCGGCAATTGCTGCGTAGTTCATGTTTTGTCCTGTAGTTGTGGGGCCGTAGCCCCGGCTGATTAAATTGACAATTCTGTTTTTATTCTTGTGAAGGCGCTAACAAAATCTTGTTTAGCTTTTTTTCCCCAACCTGTTTTTTTAAATTCTGTCTGGTCATTTGTGCGATAAAACCGAGCGTATGTGCCATCGGAATGTTTGATAAATTTGATTACGCCAGACCAAATTGTTTCTTCAACCACCAAGGTGTTTTTGCTTGTGTAAATGCTGTTCATTTGCTTTTCTGTTGTGTTGTTGATGACTCAATTATAAGCTAACTTATCCCATGTGTGCAACATTTTTAAAAATAATTCCGTTGCTTGCGCCCCATGACTCCAAGAACGTGATGAACTCCATTGCTTGCTCTTTGGTGAAATTGCGCGTTTGAAGGCCTAATTGCACAATTCCTTGCCCATCCAATGACGGAATGATTTTGCCGCCTTGTAGGCCTGTTTCCTTGGCGAATAAGTCTACCAACAATCGCTTCCAATCCTCGGATGACCATTTAGCGCCAAGGTGCTGTGCTTGCGTTGCGATTTCACCAAGCATGGCGTGATACTTTTCTTCTTGATCACGGCTTTTGCTTTCAGCCTTAATTTCCATACGTAGCTGTTTGCCAGCCTTTAAGTTGTCTTTGACCTTGGGCCATACGCTTGCCATCAACGCTGTTGCTTGTTCTAAGGTTTGTAGGTGAAAAATCATTTAGCAACCCCAATCATGCGTAACGCTGCCTCGGCGTTATCAATGCGGCATAACGTACCACCGCACCAATTGCCAAAAAAGTCCTGTTGTAAACGGGTTAACGTCTTTTTAGGACCATCCTTGATTTCGACCAAAAAGGTGTGCCCGTTGTAGCCAACCAAAAGGTCAACAGGTAGGCCAATAATCCATACGTAAGCGCCAGCCGCTCGTAAGGCGCTGACGATTTGGGCTTGATTTGCATCGACTCGGGCGGCACGTCTAATCATTTTGTTCTTTCTGTGCGTTCATACGCTGACGCAAATCCTCGGCTGCTTTCGCGCCCCGCTTTTTGGTTATGTCTGCCAACGTGTTCTGCCACCACACAAAGGCTTCTTTCCTCCCATGTTCCAAGATTTTCTTTTTGTAACGCTGTATCCATTCCCGCGCTTCCGCTTGGTTCATAGTCTCCCGTAAGTTCAAGCGCTCGGAGGATGACAAATTCGCTAAATTCCCACCCTTCTCGGGTTCGGTCAAGGATTTGGTTTGCTCGTTCATAGTTCACGCTAATGCCTCTTTTGCAAAACGCAAAGACGTTGGGTTAAGTTTTTCGCCAGCGTTATGTCTTTCAACAATTCGCTTTGCCCAATCTTTGTGATCGACTTTTGAGGTCAAAGTTTTTAATTTAATTTCACCCAATCGGGCCAATTCTTTTTTCAACCGTTCAGGGTCTGCTTTAGGTTCTGCAATCTGAACCAATTGTTTTGCTGGCGCTTTGCGGCAAAGGTTTTTAAATTCAATGACGTTTGGCGCACGTTCAGGCAAATTCTCCAAAGCCCACGCCACATCAATCATTCGCTCTTGCGTACAGTAATAAGACAACTCATGCGACCAAATTGATTTGACCTCATTCAGGTCTAGCCCCTCAAAAGTTCTTGTGAAAGCTGGCCCATAAGTCATGGTCAAACGGCTAAACAACCTATCAACGGCTTGTAATGGCATAGACATCGCTAACCTCCTCAATAAAAAAACCAGTGCTTGGGTCAATCTTCTTTGGGCCAGCAACATGAGGGGTAAATTCCTTCATGCGCTCACGCTTCAATTTTTGATCGCGTTCAAAAAAGGAATCTTGGCTTTTTTCGACCTTCTGAGTTCTTACCCAATTTCTCCATGTTGCTGTCCAATTTAACTTTGTGCCTTTTGGGGCTGAAATCCAATAATCCTTGAAGCTGTCAAAAGTCTTGTGTGGGTGAAGGTCTGGTCTTTCTGTTTGACAAAAAGAAACCCAATCATCAGGAATTTCAAAGTCTGTTGGCAAGCGGGAACCGCGCTGCTTTTTCTCAACAATGGTTCTTGGTTCTTGGTTTATGGTTAGTGGTTCTTGGTTAGGGTTATTTTGGCTTTCATCTGGCAACCCAGAAATAACCGACTGGGTTTTCTTAGGCCTACCGCCTAGCTTCCCATTGTTCTTGTTTTTCTCAACTTGCTCATGGTAATCTTTAA